TACAGAAACTTGAAGAAGAAAACAGAAGTCTTATGCAAAGACTTGGAATAAAAAAGTAAAGGAAATAAAATGGCAAAAAAAGAAAATAAAGAAAACAAGCCAGTTTTAAATCTTGACGGAAAAGAATATGAGATCGATTCAATGGATGACGATCAAAAAGTAATGGTATCTCACATTGCAGACTTAAATAGAAAGATTGAAACTGCATCGTTTAATGTACAACAACTTCAGTTTGGCAGACAGGCGTTCATCGATGCGCTAAGTAAAGGATTAAAAGATGATAACGAGTATTAACACTATTGACAGAGCTATATCCGAAGATGGATTGTCTGACGTTTGTAAGACAGTCCACTATTCGTTTGTTAAAAACAAAACAGTAGGCGAAGGCGATGATGCGGTTACCTACTCTGCATCAAGCATCGGTACTGTAGGCTTGGATGCGCCAGACTCTGAAAACTTTACAGCTTATGCCGACATCACAGAAGAAGATGTACAGGGATGGGTAGAAGCTAAAATAGGTGCAGATAGACTAGCAGAAATTGAAGCAAGTTTAGATGCACAAATCGCAGAACAGGAAACACCAACAAAAGCAACTGGGAGACCATGGAATGCCTAAAGGAAAAGGAACTTACGGAAGTAAGGTAGGAAGACCGCCAAAACGCAAGAAGATGAATAAGAAGAAGAAGAGAAAGTAATGGCAATTAAAAGAAAGCCCCTAAGTACTTCGGTTCAATCGAATCTGAGAAGAAAAGCGAAGTCTAAGGGTGTTGCATATGGTACGCTAGTAAAAGTCTACAGAAGAGGTCAAGGGGCTTTTCTTTCCGCAGGATCCAGACCAAAAACAACAATGGCTTCTTGGGCAATGGGAAGAGTAAACTCTTTTCTAAGAGGTAGTAGAAAGCATGATACAGATTTAAGGAGAAAACGTGCCAAAAAGAAGAAGAGTACCAAAAGATAAAAAGTCAGGTTTACCTAAGAAATACTTAAGCGGACTTAAGGGTCGTAAAAGGTCTGGTCGTGCTAGTGCTATTAAAAAGGTTTCTAAATTATACAAGGCAGGTAAGCGTATCCCAAAAAGTCTATTCAAAAGAAGGTCTAAGTAATGGCAATTACATACCGAGGTGAAAGGTTCTCAGGTTACAACAAACCTAAGAGAACTAAAGGACATCCAAAGAAAAGCCATGCGGTGTTAGCTAAGGTTGGAAGCAAGGTAAAGCTTATACGCTTTGGACAGCAAGGTGTTTCAGGCGCAGGTAAAAAGCCAAAGACAAAAATGCAGAAAGCAAGACGAAAATCTTTTAAAGCTCGTCATGCAAGAAATATTGCAAAAGGAAGAATGTCAGCAGCCTATTGGGCAGATAAGGTTAAATGGTAATGGGAATAGAAAATTGGACAGAAATTGGTTTTGCAGGATTAGCTGCAGGTATCCTTTGGATGACATTCAAATGGATGACGAATGAACTTAATAAAAAGATAGATGACCTGCATGATATTATAATAAAGCTGATTGATGCAAAGAATGTATTGACAGATAAGTTTCAAGAATTAAACGATGAAGTCACAGACCAATTAAATTATATCGAAGCAAAGATTGGTAATGGTCGTGGCTCAAGACAACGAAGAAAAGCTAAGAAGTGAAGGTGGCTGAGTACAGAGATGAAATGATGAACCTTTTGGTTAAGGTTGATACCAGGCAAGAAGAAATATTTCATAGGTTAAAAGCAATTGATAATCATTTGGACAAACTAAATGGTAAGGTTGCAGACCATGAATCAACATTAGTGCGAGTGAAGACCGTTGGAATGCTTGGTCTGTTCGCAATCCCAATAACAATCAATCTAATAATGAGGTTCGTATGATACAGAAAATGATAATGGAATATCTTTTCAATGGTGAAAACAAAGAGAAGATCATTGATGAACTTAATAAGAACATCAACATTCCAATTATAAATGAAGACACTGAAGAGAAAATCTTAGAAGCTATCTATGGTGTGTTTGAAAATGTGATGGGGGATGTCCTATCAAAAAAGTAACATTTGCACAGATTGTGCCTCATGTTCTTAAGCGAGAAGGCGGATATGTAGATGACCCTACAGATAGGGGTGGAGAGACCAAATACGGAATCTCTAAACGCTCATATCCGCAGTTGGATATAAAGAACCTGACCTTAGACCAAGCACTAGAGATATACAGAAAAGATTATTGGAATCCATCTAGGGTAGAAAAGTTGCCTGATGAGTTAAGAGACGATTATTTTGACTCTGTTGTCAATCATGGGCAGGGAAACGCAGTAAAAATACTACAAAAAGCAGTAAACTCTACTAGAGGCTCAAAAATAGCTGTAGATGGAAAGATTGGTAGAAACACGATAAGAGAATCTAAAAGAGTAAATAAAGAGCGATTTAAGGCATTTAGAACGCTTTTTTATTCTGAGATTGTATTCAAAGATAAATCACAAGAAAGGTTTTACTTTGGATGGTGGAAACGTGCTGTAGGTGTAGACTAAAGGATAATAAGTAATGGATTTAGCAAGAAGATTGAAGATGTTCTTTCAAGATGCGAGAACAATAAAGAAACTTAACGATGATTTATCAATGGTAAATCTTTTAGGCAAACTCACTAATGAAGATGCCGATAAACTCGCAATGCTTTGTCTTATTATTGACAACCTTGATATTCCTGAGATTGATTTGGTTTTTGAAGATGTCAATACAATAGAATCACCGAACATGGGAGAAGCATGACATATTTTGAAGCATACTGCAATACGCAGGGAGACCTACAGGCAATAATTCCTGATATAAATAAGTACGATCAAAAGTTCTTAGTAAGTAACTGGGTATCACACGCAACTAATATATACAAAAGCCATGACTGTGGATATATAGATGTATTATTTAGAAGTGGAGAAGACTTAGGCAACGAACAATCAGGAGTAAGCGATTTAAACGTAGACGGAGAATGGACATACGATTCTTCAACTGACGTTGTATATATTTATTCATCATCTGATGTATCCGATCTTGTTATGGAAGCAGGTACAGACTGGGACGATTTAAAGACGAAGACAGTCAAAGAGACAGCCGATATGGTTCGCAGTTATGTCGGCAAACCTATCTTAAGGGTAAACAATGCAAACGCACAAGGTGCTAGTGGTAGAAATTATCCTTATGTAATTATTAGGTCAAATGCCATACTCACCTGCGCACAGCTCATTATGCCTTATGACCCAGAAAGAGGTCGTGAGGTAGAAGCGATGGCAATGAACGATGAAGGCACAGGACTGCTTGATAAAGTAAAGCGTGGTGAGTTCGTACTAGACTCGGATACATCTGCTGAAAAGAACCAAGGTGTGGTCAGGCAGATTTCTCTAAATGGTTCTACTACAGGTGGCATTATAGATGTTACCAACGTTACACATCCAATGACCAGGTTCGATGACATTCGTGTGGTCATTTCTACAGGCGGTACATTTACCGCAGGTACTTCATCGTCTGTAAAGTACGATGTATTCGTTGCTGATGACACTGGACTGCGAAGGACTAGGACTGTGGAGAATGAAGTAGTTACAGGCGTGTTTCAACCTGCTGCCTATGGGCTTTCTATCAGGTTTAGCGAAGGTGTGTATGTTGCTGATGATGAGTGGGGTATCACTGTAATGGGTGGACATACCAACGAGACTGGTACAGTGAAGAGCGGTCAAGTCGTTAGATGATATCGTACACCAATACGATCAAAGAAAACGTTCTTGATTCGCTAGATAAGATTGTTGGTGATGAGTTTACGGATATCCCTGTTTTTTATGACTTAGATGTTATTGCTAGGGGAAATACGTTCTTTGTATTCCAACCGCAAACAGATGAGTTGTTAGAGCAAAGGGTTTCTAGCGATGTCAGAGAGTTTACTGTGCTAATCAGATTGTTTCGCAAATCAGCAGGAGATCACAGGAAACACACAGAGCTTGACCCAGTCACGAAAACGATTGAAAGACTTAAAAGATTAATTGCAAACAACTCGGATTACACTCCAAGTTCAACTTATAAATGGCACGATGGTCGCATTACCAGTATTGACTATCAGGTAAATAACGAAGAACTACCTGAATATAAAATTATAGATGTAGCCTTTGCGTGTGTAGTAGAGGAAGTATTATCATGAAGATAAAAGCAAAGAAAAGAATACCGATGTTTGGTTCATATAAAGGCTTAGACCCTGAAGATTGGGCAAAACTTAATAATGGTAAATCCGTAGAAATTGAAAATGTTCCAGAAGCAGCCAAAGAATATGTTGAGGTTGTGGGAAGTAAAAAACCAAAGAAAGGTGAAGAATAATGGCTATAGACTCAGCAGCATATAGTCCTAAAGAGTTTAGACTTGCTATTCAAGAGGAAACAACTATAGGCACTAAAGCGGTCAGTGGCATGACTGAAATTAACGTAGACTCAGTGGAGTTACCTAGCTACAATCCGCTACAAGTTTTAGATGTTAGGGCAGGTGCAGGAAGAACTTTAAAGACATCTGATGTATTTACGCAGAAAGATTTAATGGATAAAGAAATAAGCTTTAGTGGAACAGCAGATACTGCAATTATGGATATGCTATTAGAAAATCTCTTTAACGCAGCCGAAAGAGCAGCTTCTGGCGGTAGTTACCCACAAGCCTATGTTGTTCCTGATAGCTTTTCACCTAACGAAATGAAAACAGGTCAGACAAGTAGTACACAAGTAAATACAGTAACTGTTGCAGTTATAAGCCCTGAAGGTAGTACAAACTCAATATTCCCTGGATGTCGCTTGACTTCTTTAAGCATCAGTGGGGATATGGGTACTGAGAATGGTCGCATTAAGATTAGCGGTACATTCAAAACTGGATATAATGTCTTTATTAATCAAGGCGCACCAACTGTTACAAGTTATACTAGTAATTTCTTAAACATGAATAGCTTTACAACGACAAAGACTATAGCAGGAGTTGCTGATACTATAATGCAAAGCTTTGTTGTAAATATTGAAAATCCCGCTGAGTATATTGGATACCAAACATCTACAGCGGACTTAGGCGGTGGTAGCACAACAAACCATGATCCTCAAGTAATTGCTGTTGGTATTCCAAATATAAACGTTACTATGGATGCAACTGTGAAGTACGATTCACAGAGTAAAGGGCTAGATGATGTCTATCAACTTGGTACTATAGGCAACACGCATTTATCAAACAATGCAAACTGGCATAGTGCTACAACTTTTGGTATTTATTCTAATAAATGTTTAGTAACTTCATTAGCACATAATGAGGCTGCAGCTATGATGTTGGATGTTTCAATGCAAATGACAGCAAATTCAGCAGGTTCAGCCCCAGATGATAGTCTAATTGAAATAATTGCTTAGTGATTGTAAAAACCAAAAAAGGTGAATTTGAAGTAGAGCCTATTAATTTTAAAGATAGGCGTGAACTTCACCGCAAAGAAATTAAAGTGTATTGGGATAATAAGCTCGATACCGATGCCTACTATGAGCTTCTTGACTGGGTTATGAACAAAGCGTTTAAAAATCCTGAAGAAGCTCTTGGTAAGTTTAAAGATGAAGAAACAGATGATATACTCGCTGCGATTTACCAAGAATATAAAGGTGTCTCTAAAAAAAAGAGTTAGCCTACCGAGTTAATACTTGGTACAGCTATTTTGGTTTTAACGAATCCCTTCTACCTACCACAGGCGAATACACAGCACACTCGCCAACCTTAAACAAGCCGATTACATATACTTCTTCTGAGATTTGGGAAGAGGTATATCGTGTTGTGTCTGAAGACGAAAAGCGTAAGTTCACTCCAGGACAGAACCTGTATTACAATATACCTCACTTTGCTAATCCATTGTTCTTTAAGGATCAGGAGGTTGAGTTCGATATACAAGAATACGCTTACATCAAGAAGTTTAATATTCCACCTGCTAAATGCATAGATGAGGCAGACATGAATCGTCTCGTAGTCTATTCGATTATAGATGAAGAACTAACCGCTTGTGACAAACGCATGAAGGAAAAGAACAATGGCAGTTGATAGAAATGAACTAATCTTACAATTTAAATACCAAGCTCAAAAAGCTAACAGAGATATTGATGCAACCAACAAAAAAATTGGTGGATTAAGAGTCAGTACCTCTGGCTTAAGAAGATCTATAGGTTCGCTAAGAAATAATTTACTCCTTGCAAGTTTTGCTTTTGCAGGTGTTACAGCATCTATTGGTAGGGTTATAGGAATATCTGCTAGATTTGAGGCTGTTAAGACAAGATTAGTCGGATTAACAGGTTCTGTTCAAAATGCAGAAAAAGCATTTGATAGATTTAATCAGGTTGCAGCAACCACTCCTTTTAGTTTAGAAGACGTAGTAAACGCAGGTGCGCAATTAAAAGCTTTTGGTGCTGATGCAAATGCATTAATTAAGCCAATTACAGACCTAGCTGCATTTATGGGAACTACTGCAACCGAAGCTGCAAATTCTTTCGGAAGGGCTTTTGCAGGTGGTGCAGGTGCGGCAGACATTTTAAGAGAACGTGGAATCCTTAATATTATAAAAACATCGCAAGGACTCACAGACTTATCAAAGACAACACTTCCTCAGTTTAGACAGGCATTAATTAGCACATTGCAAGATCCTATTGTGGGCATTGTTGGTAGTACTGATAGATTGTCTGAAACAATGGTTGGTACCACTTCTAATATGCAAGATGCATTTACAAGATTAGGTGGTGCCATTGGTGATAAATTACTTCCTATCACAAAATCTTTAGCAAAAGAAATGACAAGAGCTGCAAATGCAACAACATTGCTAATAAAAGGAGAAGAAGAAGCAACACTTGATGAACAATTATTAGAAACCGCAGGTAGACTTGATGCTTTAAAAAAAGTTAACAACGACACAGTAATATCTGTAGAAGAATTATTTGAAATAGTGGGCGATCTCACTGTTAAAGAGCATGAATTAAATTCATCTATGGAAGAGTCTATTCGCTTAACAACCGAACGTAGAGATGCTTTATTGGAGCGTGTTTTTGCTGAAACAGAATTATCTAACATCATAAAGGATATTAAAAGAGATACGCACGAATTAAATGAGCTTGATACTGTACAAATTGAAAAGATTAAAGAATTATCAAATTCTTATGAATTTTTAGACAGTTCACAAAAAGCTACAATGAAGGGCGTAGAGATGTTAAGTAGTAATATGGCGGATGCTATATTAAATGCACAAAGCATGAAAGATGCATTTGTAAGTTCTATAAAAGCAATGGCTGCCGAAGTTATGGCACAAGCAACAAAATTTGCTCTTCTTAATTTTTTTACTGGTGGTGCTTTTGGGGCAGGGAGAAGCTTTTTAGATTTTGCTTTTGCACACACAGGGGGATTGATAACTAATAAGGGAGTGCAGAACTTTCATGAAGGTGGTATGGTTGGTGGTATGTCTAATAATGTACCAATAGTGGCACAAGCAGGTGAGTTTGTAATGCAACGTAGCGCAGTGCAATCTATAGGTTTAAATAATCTTGCAAGTATGAATGAGACAGGACAAGCAAGTAATGTGATAAACGTAAGTATCAATGGCGGTATCGTTGATGAGGGTTATGTGAGAAACACATTACTTCCTGCACTATCTACTGAAGGTGTAAGTATTGCTTAGTTTTAGCACAGACCTTGTAAACAAACTAAGTAAAGATTCAACAAATGCCATATTCTTACTTAGGCTGTATTATGGCAATGAGACCAATTTTACAGGATTCTCTACTATTGACTACACCGATGGAAGCGATATCTACTTCGGAGCAATCGTATCTTTAGGTGACTATTCTCAAAGTCTAAGCTTCTTTGGATTCAATGGAAGAACCAATCTTCTTACAGTTAAAATTGCTAACACAGATTTCTTAGAAGATAAAAAAAGATTCTCTGACTTAATAGGTACGAATGCATACGATAATAGAAAGTGGGAGCTGTACGTTATACCTAGTGATGGCTCTGTGTCAAAGCAATTAATTGGTGTTGGTGTTATTAGTGGCAACTTTAATTACGACCATAAGTCAATCAATATAAAGCTAAATGATTTTTCCAAAGGAATTGACACTACACTTCCAAAGACTGTTATTAGAGAAGACGATACTGCTAATGACTTTCACTATGCACCTGAAGAAAACTTTAACAAGCCAATACCAATGTTATTTGGAGATCATTCACATACAACAGATTACGATGAAACATCTTTTAATAATAGCGATGGGATAGAACGATGGGCTACCAGATCAAAAGTTCCTGCTATTGTTGTTAATTCATATGATACAGGTACAGATAAAATTATCGCTAAAGCAGATACAGAAGCATTGCACACCTTGAATAATGTTACAGTATACTTTGGAAAGGATGGTGTATATAGCGCATTAAATCCAAGCAACGTTACAGTGTCAGCATCTGATGCAAAGATAAGCTTTTCAGGTACAAGAGCTTACGCAATGATGGGTCTTATAATGGATAATGCTACAAATAGTAGCTATACAAAAGACAAATTTGTAGAGACCACCTTGGAGAAGAATGCAAATGTAGGGAATCAAGAGCTTTTTGTTTTTGGAGTTCCAAAGGTACCAAACTTAGGAACCATGGTAACCAACCCTGTAAAAGCATTCGTCATTGGTAAGAATGTTTCAGGTTCTGATAGTGTGGATATTAATTACAAAGTTGATGATACAGAGGTTAGTTCACAGGATCAAGCTGTTGGTAATGGAACTAGAGTTTTGTTAGGTGGTATTGGTTCTGATGGCGTGGATATATCAGGTGGGTATACTGCAACGCAAGAATCTGGATGGGACTTAGAATCTAAGCTACAAATGTTTGTTGAGCTAACAAGTGGTGATGCTGATATTAACGTAGACCAAGCTTGGATACAGATTGAATATGATGCTGATGATACTGTTAATAAGACAGTGTACACTGAAGAAGTATTTTTTAGAGAAGACCCTTATTATAGTGGAGATAAAGGTAATTTTGAGACTCAAAAAATTGCAAGAAGAGTTGATGTGTTTGACCAAGTCCAAACAATATACGTATCAGGAAAAGGCAGAAAGTTCACTGCAGCAATGACGAGTAGCAGATCGCATAGCTTTACAACAAGCGATTTAATCGAACACCCTGTATTTGTTATTGAGAATATTTTAAGAACAGAATTAGGTCTAACTGACACAAATATCAATACCTCAAATTTTGATAGTATTTATAGTGCTACCACAACGTATAAAGCAGCTTTTAGTCAGTATGAATTTATTAGTGCGATGGATTTAATTGATGATATATGTAAACAATTCTGTCTTTATTTTTTCTTTGATAGTCAAGGTAAGGCAACTATCAAAAACTTAAAACTTAAAGCTTCTTATACTTCTGCTGATTTTACAATTGACTTTAATGAGGTTCAGTTAAGCAATATTTCTAAGACACCTTTAAATCAAGTAAAGACAAATATAAGGGTTGAGTTTGATCATGATTATTCTACGAGTAAAAATAGGTTAAATGTACAAACATCGTCTAGTACTAAAGCTGATTTTAATATGAACAATGAAACAAATATGATTGTGGATGCTAATAAGATTCGTTTTAATGTTGAAGGAACAAGCCTGGCTAATGCTAAATCGGTTCCGTCTACAATATTAGATTTGTACGAAGACATACATCAAGAGCGTAAAAATATTATAAACTTAAACACATTGAAACCTGGATATTTAAAAGCTGAGATTGGAGACATAGTGCAAATATCAAACGCTCCTAGTGATATAAAGCTTTTTGGAACTGCAATCAGCTCACAATTTTTTATGATAACTAAAGTATCGAGAAAAATAAATCAAGTTTCAATGGAATTAACACAGGTCTCATAATGGCAAAGAAATTTATATACGATTCAGCAGGAACACATAGCGCAACCCTAACCGATGGTACAGTATCAGGAAGTACTTTTAGTGTGTCAACATCAATGACCAACGAGATATTTGCAAATGATCAGAACATATCTAACGCTATAACATCGTACAATGTAGACGATGCAATACGCTTTGGATTTTCTTCTGCGCAAACTATCGATACAGTTGCATTGTATTTTACAGGTACAAGTGCAGGGAGACTTGATATATTTCCTGATGGTGGTACTGCAACAAGTCTTGGTTCAACTGCAGGTAACGATGCATCACTTGGTTCAGGTTGGAATATTATAGATATCACAGAAGCAAGTAACGATAATTGGTTCTTGGTTGCAACTGTCGCTGAAGTTACAAGTCTATCTGAAGTGATACTAGGGAAGACCTTGACATTTCCATTTAATCCAAATCTGAACAGCAAAGAGTCTAAGCAGTTCGGTGTTGATGTCGTGGAATCCTATGGTGGCAACGAATACGCAAACAAGAGACACGATGGTAAGCGGATGTGGGAGATATCCTTTAGCAATTTAACAGAGACCGACAAGACAAACTTTGAATCTATGCGAGATGCAATCAGTACAAACTTCCTGAAGTTCCTGTATTATGACGATAGTAGTTACTATTGGGTGAGAGCTTTGAAGGGTAGCTTTGAGTTTACTGAGGTTGCATATCAGGCTTATAATATGAACGTTAAAATGATAGAGCAGTTAGCGTAATGGCAGCAAATACATCACTTACCGATACTTCGATCAGTGCAGGTTATACACAACTTCTTCACGTAGGAGACACAGATGGTGTACACGCATCCACAAATCGTGTAGTATTTGATGGAGATGGCACCACAACAGCGTTAGAAATCAGCGGAGCAAATGTAGGAGCAA